ACAATGGACATCCAGCTAATCAAGTCTACTGTAACGAGACAGATGCTGGATAACCTGTACCTAACGAACAATGCCCGTCTGGGTGTGGTCGATGGTCAGGTCAACTTGGATGATGCTCTTAATGCAACTCCGGGTGGCATTATCCGTGTCAAGTCGGCTGGTGCGATTGTGCCTATCGAGGTTCCTGCTGTAACGGCTCAGGCTTTCCCATTGCTTGAGTACATGGATCAGGTTCAGGCCAAGCGTACAGGCGTAACTGACCAGCAGCAGGGTCTTGATCCTGACGTAATGAACAACGTCTCGGCTACGGCTATTGCAGCCATGATGAAGTCGAACTCTGGCAAGCTGGAGTTGATCGCTCGAATCTTTGCTGAGACAGGCGTTAAGAGCTTGTTTAAGGGGATTCTGCACCTATTGGGCAAGTATCAGGATCAGGCCAAGATTGTCCGTATGCGTGGCAAGTTTGTGACGTTTGATCCTCGCTCATGGACTAATCAGTACGATGTAGCGATTAACGTCGGTCTGGGTTCGGGAGATCGTGAGCAGAAACTGGCTATGTTGCAGATGATCCTCGGCAAGCAGGAGCAGATTCTGACTCAGTTCGGGCCATCGAATCCGCTGGTATCTGTGTCTCAGTACCGCGATACCTTGGCTAGACTGATTGAATCGGCTGGTTTCAAGGATGCTAACGCCTTCATTAACGAGATCAGTCCAGAACAGAATGAGGCATTGAGTCAGCCACAACCACCGGCTCCAGATGCTCAGGCTGAAGTCGCGCAGATGCTGGCTCAGGTAGAGAGAGAAAAGACCGAGGCTAAGGCTCAGATTGAGGCTGCGAAACTAGACTTGCAGAGAGAGCAACTAGAGGCTGAGTTCACCCGTAAGGGTATTGAATTGTCTATGCAGCAGGAGCGTAGTGCTTCTGAGATGCGTATCAAAGAGGCTGAGTTGGCTGTTAAACAACTACAGGCTATCTTGGCGATGGATATTGCTGATGAGGACAGCCGTAACAAACAGGCTGATATTGTCCTGAAGGCGATTAAAGAGCTAGGTAATCTGACTAAGGGTACGAATGGACAAATCCCAATGGGCTGAGAATCTACTGAGGGATGAGGGCTTTCAGATGATGATGGAAGAACTCCGGTCAGTAGAGGTCAGTAAGTTTGCGATGAGTGCTGCTAGCGAGGCTAACGTAAGGGAAGATGCTTACCACCAGCTAAGGGCATTAGAGAAGATTGAAGCCTACCTTGAAGGGCTATCGGCACAGAAGTTGATAGACGAAAAGCGGCTGAAAATTTTGTAACTGAGTCGGGCAGTTCCCGATATAATTTAGGAAACAATATATGAGCGATACTGGAAGTATGACCCCGGAAGGGAATACACAGTTAGACGTAGGTGGTGCAGCTAACGCTATCTTGGGATTGATGGGCAATGAGGAAGGCTCCGAGCAGGAACAACCGGAATCACAGTCCGAGTCCAACGATAGCGAGGCCGAATCTGAGGAAGTCGAGGCGCAAGCCGATGATGAATCAGAGGTAGAACAAGATGAAGGTGAAGATGAGCAAGAGGAACCCACGAAATACCGCGTTAAAGCCGCTGGTGAAGAACGTGAGGTAACCCTTGATGAGCTTATCAAATCTTATCAACTTGGCACAGACTATACGAAGAAATCGCAAGCTGTAGCTGAAGAACGCAAGGCTGTAGAAGCAGAACGCCAGCGTATCGAGGAAGCTAGGTATCTCCGCGACCAATATGCGGAACGGTTGCAGGTCATTGAGCAGATGCTTAACCAGCAGCCGGAAACTGAGAATCTGGACTATCTGAAGGAAACCGATCCAATCGGTTACGCAGTTAAGGTCGCAGAATTGTCTCAGCGGGAAAAGCAATTAGCCCAAGTTCGCGCAGAGCAGGCTAGGATTGCCGAGCAGCAACAGAGGGAGCAGCAGGAGCAACTTGGTCAGGTAGTACAGGCTGAGTCTCGTAAGCTGGCAGAGGTTATCCCTGAGTATGCTGACCCGCAGAAGGGCGAGACATTACGTCGTGAACTCCGTGAATTCGGACTCAAGGCGGGATTCTCAGATCAGGAATTAGCGAATGTTTATGATTCGCGAGCAGTATTAACGCTGTACAAGGCGATGCAGTATGACAAGTTACAGTCTGCAAAGCCGGGAATCACGAAGAAGGTTAATGAGGCTCCGAAGGTAATTAAGTCGGGAGTATCACAGCCTCGTGATAGCAGCGACGAGATGAAGAAACTTAAGGCTAGGGCAAAGCAGACCGGAAGGGTCGCTGATGCCGCTAAAGCATTTGAACGTTTTTTATAAGGAACTATCATGCCTACATTTACAGCACATACCGCTATTGGTCAGCGGGAAGATTTGACCGACATCATCTATGACATCTCGCCAACTGAGACACCATTCATGTCCTCGATTGGCAAGACCAAAGCTACTGCCGTGTATCACGAGTGGCAGACTGACTCGCTGGCTGCAGCTACTACTGCTAACGCTGCGGTTGAAGGCGCTGATGCTACATCGGCAACTCTGGCTCCTACCGTTCGTCTTGGTAACTATACCCAGATCATCCAGAAGACCGTTCAGGTTTCGGGTACTTTGGACACAGTAAACAAGGCTGGTCGTAAGTCGGAAAAGGCTTATCAGTTGGCTAAGGCTTCTGCTGAACTGAAGCGCGATCTGGAGACTATCCTGTTGGCTAACCAAGGTCGTTCGGCTGGTACATCGACTATTGCTCGTAAGTTGGGTTCGATCCTGTCGTGGATCAAGACTAACTCGGACGTTGGTTCGGGCGGTTCCGATCCTGCGACTATTGGTGTTTCGACTCGTACTGATGGTACTCAGCGTACCTTCACCGAAGCTCTGCTGAAGACTGTTGTTTCGGAAGTGTATGTCTCCGGTGGTTCACCGAAGATTCTGATGGTTGGTGCTGCTGGTAAACAGAAGGTATCGTCGTTTGCGGGTATCGCTGCACAGCGTTACATGGCTCCCGGCAATACTCCGACCACCATTATCGGTGCTGCTGATGTTTATATGTCGGACTTTGGCACGATGTCGGTTGTTCCTAACCGCTTCATGCGTACCCGTGATGCTCTAGTACTCGATCCTGAGTACGCAGCACTTGCTTATCTCCGTCCGTTCCAGACTAATGATCTGGCTAAGACTGGTGACAGCGAGAACACTCAACTCTTGGCTGAAGTTACTCTGGAAGTCAAGAACGAGGCTGCTCATGGCGGAGTTTTCGATCTTGACATGGCTCTATAACGGATGTTTGTATAAGTAGCACATCTCCCCTGCCTAACGGTGGGGGAGAACTACGAAAGGATTTATGAGTACTCCGATACGGACTCAAACAGCATTTGAAGACGGTGATGGCGGGATTGTCATCGAGACTAAGCAGGATGTAACCGAGATTATCGAGGCCAATAAGCGGCAACTGGACTTTGACAAATCTCGACAAGGACACCTAAACGAGCTTCATCACGTAGCAAGAATACCCTTTACGGTGATTGACGTACTGAATCAGCAAGGGATTATGAAGGGCTTTAACGTGGTAGATGATGTCGGTTTTGCTAGGTGGCTAAACGATCCTGATAATGCTGTGTGGAAAACGTACCGGGGGACTGTATGAGAGTAGGAGTTTGCGTACCGTGTAGGGATGAGGTTCATACTGGTTTTGCTTTCGACTTTGCGAGGATGGCTGCACACGATGCATCTGTTCGTTGCAAGGACGGTAAAGGTGGGTTAAGCCTTTACACAATGCCGGGAACGCTGATTTTTGACCAACGGGAAAAGCTAGCGCAGGTTGCTTTAGGTGAAGGGTGTGACGCATTGCTGTTTATCGATAGCGATATGCGGTTTCCACCAGACATCATTGACATCTTGTTAAGCCGCGATGTGCCTATTGTTGGGGTTAATGCTACGACCAGAAGGAAGCCTGTCACACCTACGGCAAAGATTTTGACTAGGTACATGGAAGGCGAGACTGAGGTTCGTAAGTGGTCGAATGTAGATTCTCGCGGTAAAGAGGGAATCGAGGAAGTTACAGCGGTTGGGTTTGGTGCTGTAATGATCCGTAAGGAAGTATTTGAGAAGACTGGTAGACCTTGGTTCGATGCTGGATGGGGTTCTAACGGTGTATGTGGTGAGGATGTATATTTCTGCGTCAAGGCTGGTTCTGAGGGCTTTCAGACGTATGTAGACCATGAGCTATCGATGCACATAAGGCACATAGGCACATACGAATATGGCTGGAAAGACTTTGAGCAGTTAGAGGAATAATATGGCATTTACTAGCTATTCGGACTTAAAGACTACGGTAGCAAATTATCTAGCCCGTAGTGATCTAACATCGGTGATACCCGACTTTATCCGACTAGCTGAGGAAAGGCTACGTCGAGACATTCGGACTCGGCAGATGTTGATTGTCGCAACGGCATCAACTACAGGTGGGGATTCTACTGTTGGATTACCTACAGACTTCTTAGAGATGCGCGATATTCACCTGAATACTAATCCGGTGACTACATTGCGCT